TTCTTTCCTCTTTTTCTTTTAACTCCTGTTTTTTTCTTTCAATTAATTTCTTTAAAAAATCTTTCATTTTAATTTCCTCCTAATAAATATTTAATTTTTAGCTTTTCAAGCTCTAATTGCTTTGGAGTAGTCTCCACCGCTCCACTTCTAGCAGTCTCCACCGCTAGGCGTGCAGTATCCACCGCACTTTTATCTCTAGCAGCTATCGAAGTATCTTCATATGCAGGAAATGTTACTGCACTAACTTCAACAACTGTTGAAATTGATTTTATATGTCTTGTTGGATAGTCTGTGTCTAGCCCTTCCCATTCTTCATCTTCTATTCCAAACATAAATGACATACCTGTTATGTCGCCACGCTCTATTGCACTATATAAATTTCTAGCCTCACTATTATTTTCTACATCTAGTTCTACTCTAATTTCCATACCTTCATCATCAACTGTTAATTGCATTGTAGAATTTTTTGTATTTTTCCTTGATCTTGCAAGTGGTATTTTAGATTGATCATGATTTACAAGAAATCTAACATCTTCCAGATTGGTTTTCTTCAAAGCCCCTCTTTCAATTATTTCTGCGAAAAAACCTCCTATGTCTGTTTTACTATCATACACAATTGGTCTTCCAACAATAATGTTTCCTTTCTTTTCATCCTTTTCTGCTCTAATTTCAAAGTCGTAATTTCTTCTAATTAGTTCATTCTTCATTTTTGTTACCTCCATCCTTTTTTATTTTGTTATTTTCTGCATTTGCTTTATTACTTGACATAGCAATTTGTCCTGCAAGTTCTGGAAGTGGTCGCATTCCAAATGCAGTTCTTAATTCATTTTTATAGCAACTTGCACTATCAACTAATACATCAAATAATTCTATTTTTTGACTTGTATCCATAAATATCAATTCATGTGGATACATCATAACTTTATTTTTGAAACCTTTTTCTCTATTTGTAAACATTGTCATTGTAAATGATTCGCCTGTCCTTTTTAAAATTGGTTCTAAACTTTTTTGATAAAATGCTTCATATTGTGGTTTAGTATAATCTCCTGTCAAAATTGGAAGCGAGACACCTATATTTCTCAATATCTTTTCATCTATGAATTTTAGTGTTGTAGCATCTACTAATTGTATTTTATTTTGTAGTGGGATGTATTCTCCCTTTATATCTAATGGCAAAAATCCACTTTCATTATTAGCTAGCCTTTTTTCTATCTCTTTGATGTTATTTTCCATCTTTCCATCATCCATTAATGTGTTATATTTAATAACTCCATTAATAGAAAAAGAACTTTTTAGTGCTTTTGCAACTCCTTGAAGCAATGTATTGTTTAATTCCAATGTTTTCAGTAATGCTCTATTATCAGGTTGTCCAAATTCGTTACCTCCCATGAATTCATTGATGGAATATCTATATCGTATATGTATTACATCTGAATATGCTAGCATTGTTTTGTATCCATTTCTGAAAGTAAATTCTATTCCAAGTTTACCTTCTGGATCTTGTAAAAATGTAACATTTGTTGGTTGTATTGGATAAAGTCCTGTATAATGCTTATTTCCCTTTATATCCTTATAATAAGTTGGAATTATAAAAGAGTTATAATTTAAAAATAATTGCCAATATACTTTTTCAAAGAAATCTGTTTGTGTCATTCTCTCATTTGGTTGATCTAATAATTTCTGTATCTCACTATTTTCTACTGGTACTAAATCACTTCCACTTTGCTTTATGTGAAATGGATTCGCTTTTGTCAACTCCGTAACTAAACAAGCTATAGCTTGTTGTACTACATCGCTTGCATAAATATCCTGCCCAAACTGCGAAAAAATGGGAGTGTACCCATTTAACATTTTTGCATAATTTATATTTGGTTTTGTTTTCTTAAATTTATTAATAAAATCAATTAATCCCATTTTGTTTACTCCTTACTTATTTATTAACTTGTGAAACTCGTTTCTGTAGCGTCTGTATATCTCGTATAAAATTATTAATGTTACAGCACCATCAATTCTCTTGCTAGCTTGTTTCTTTACTTTAACACACATAATATTACCTAGATTATCCATTTCAATTGCTGCATTTCCAAGGCACCATCTATCCATTTCATTTTCATTGTAATTTATTACTTGGTCTTTTAAGTCTGCCTCTACCAATTTCATTGCATTAGACAAAACTTTACCTTGTAATATCATTTCTGTTTCAAGACTGTATTCTCCCATTCTGTCTGTAAATGATTTTGAGAACCTTTGGTCATAACCTGTCATATATGTTTTTATGTTATAGTTTTTGTACAGTGAATAAAACCAGTCCGCAACCTTTGATAAATCAATTTCATTTCCTTCGTGTATTGTAAGTATTCCTTTTTTTGCCCACTCTTCATATTTTGCTCCTGCTTCTTTATCGTTACTATCTTGAAGTTTGCTTTCTGGTATCCAATAATGTGTATGAACATATTTTGTTTTGCAGTCTGGCTTCATTAATAATATTTTTGCATTTGATAAGTCAGTAGTTGCAGATAGATCAACTGCCCCCAAACAAAAAGAACCTCTAAACTCTTCAAGTTCAAAAGGTTCTGTTACATAACAGTAATCTTCATTCATTAACCATGCTTGAGCATTGTTTTGTTTTATATTAAAGTCCTTGCAAAGTGTGTGCATTCTTTTCGATTTAGACTTTTTGGATTTTTCAATTTCTGTTCGTAGTGATTTCCATTTCTTCACTACTCCTAAACCGTGGATTTGATTTATACCAACTTTGTTCATCCTGCCATATTTCCTCTTCACTATCTTGCGTGTATAACCATGGCAAATAATGAATATCATCCGTTTCATCAAATATTACTTCTCTTGCATATACTAATTCATGATCTAAATATCCATCATTGATAAATCCTTCCGTTGTCAAGTTGATGAATAATGGCTCATCTTTTGTTGACATTGATTTCTGCCCTGCTTCTGCTATTTCATCATTTGGTGCATCGTGGCTTTCATCCATATACATTTTATCTATATTTCTACCATCTTTATTTTGCGTTTTACTTGACATTTTAAATATTGTTATATTTTTCTTTGTATTGCAAATTTGTGACATGTTTTTATGTGTAATTTTTGAATGTGGATCTATTCTTTTCCTCATATTGTCTACTTCATTCCATAACAAACTAGCTTGCTTGTCATCATTTGAGGCACAAACTATATCCATACCACCTTCGCCAATTCTCAAATCTGTGTGTGCATCTGCTGCCATAAGTGTTGTTTTTCCATTTTTTCTTGCTATTAGTAAAAGTATATTTTGAAATCGCCTTACCCATCGTTTTAATTCTTCATCATATACTTTAAATGAATAAATTGTTTCTATAAATGCTTTTTCCCATAATAGTAATTGCATTGGCATATTATAAAATGGCTTTTTACTTTGTAAACATAGATTTTCCATAAATTCTATTCTTAAATGGCTTTCTTCTAAATCATATCTATATCGTGGATCATCTAAATCTCTTATCAATTTTTGTAATTCTGTTTTTAACTCTAATCCTACAATTATATTTCCTTTTTGAATTTCACTATAATATTCTTTTAAATAATTAACTTCCTCCATATTTTTTTCTTTGCTCCAAAAACTTTTGTACAGGATCCTCTTCTATTTCATGGCCATTAATCATTGAATACACCATTCTTATTGCATTCATATAACTTTGAGAATGCTCTTTATATAGTTTTGCTGCCTTAGTCACTTTTTGTTTAGTTGGATCTTTGGGATGAATTCTAATAAATGGCATTTTCTTTAGCTCTTCCATTCTTTCTTCCAAAAAAGCTATATCATCTAAAAGTGGATTGATTAATTCCTTCTTATTTGTTTCTACATCCTTAAAAATTTCATCTAACTTTTCTCTTCTTGTCATAAAAACACCTTTCTTTCTGTATCTTCTTTTTTGAAATCCAAAAAAAATGAATTTTTTGCCTCGTGTGAAAAAGAGGTACCCCTTACAGTCCCCAGACACTAGTTCATCATTAAGCTAGGCGGGGGGCTATGGTTGAAAACTTTCAAACCATTCTTCTATATATTTTCTCCAAGCATCGTTTTTTGCTCTGTTTAAACATATATCCTTTTCTGTTTCTATAAATATCAGTTCTGCTCCTAGTTTATCTGCCAGTCTTTGTCTTTCCATCTTCAATGGATATGTTCCTACTATAAAAGCATTTTGCCAATTTCCGAGTCGCATCTTTATTTGCTCTAACAAAGTATTTCTTATCTCAAAAACATTTTGCTGTAATTTCTTTGGTTTATTATACTTATCGCAAAAACTAATACATTCCCATATTTTATCAATATCTACTATTAAATCATCCGCTGTTGCCTGTTCATCAACCCATGTTGATTTACCACTGCAAGGCGAACCATAAACAATATATACTTTTTGTGGTAATTCATATCCAAATCGATGATGTACTTTATTATGACATTTGAAATGTATTAACATTATATTTTCTGGATTAAGACTTATATTATAATCATTAACATTTATATTATTTAGTGGTATTTTATGGTGTCCTATGCAATCGTAAGCCTTTACTATTTCCTCTCCACAAAACTCACAAATAAGTTTTCCCTCTTCATTTACTCTTTCTAGCTTCAAATTCTCTAGTAATTGCTGCCACTCTTTAGATTTATATAAATCATGGGGATTTTCAAACATAACATATTCCCCTCCTTACCATAATTCATCTTCTGCTTGTTTTTCTTTTAGTTCCAACTCTCGTTTACTAAATCCTAACTTTATCATATTTTCTCTGCTTTTTCTTTTTGCTTCTGTCACTCTTGTAAGTCCATCTTCTATTCTTTGGATTTTATCAACAGTTGCTTCCGCTTCTGTTACTGTTTCTATTGCACCATCACTATTCTTTTTTCGAATATGTCCTATTGTCATATCTTTATCTGCTTTTTCCAGTTTTCTTATTCTTCGTAGCATTCTAACTTCTCGTATGGTTAGCAATTTGTATTCTGCCATGTATTCTTCCATTAGCAAATTATCTATGTCACTTATCTTATAATTTTTAAATAATTCTTTTTCTTCCTCTGTTA